CAGGATCCATTGATTATGAAGAGTCAAAGAATAAACGAAATAATGAGCCTTCCGGAAGTTCAAAAGTTAAAAAACGAAATGACAATAAAACAAGGAAACCAATTTCTAGATCTAGTAGCAGTACAATATCAGACACAGGATCTAACATCGGGACAACGAATGATATTGGGGATGGCAATGCAAACAACTCAGATGCAAATACAAAAAGCTCAACAAAGCTTAAAAATGTTGAATTAGAAGAAGCTATCGATAAACAAAAAGACTTCTTAAGAAAATTTACTTAAACTGTACCAGGAGTATTCATTGAACTAACTCCGGGAGTATATATTTTCATTTTTTTATTCATATGATCAATCTGTGCAGGTGATAAATTTAATTGACCTGTAGGCGGTTTTTGAACATGAAATAATCCTTTAGTTAATGCTCCTTCAATCCCTGTTAAATTATCAAAAGAATTATATACTTGGTTCATATATTGTACTGTATCGCCTCTAGATGATTGCATCCTAGGAACATAATTTTTTATTTTTTCACCGGTCGATATTCTACCATCATTTTTATAATTTGTACTACCGCATGGAGCTGCTAATCCTAGTTTATTTGTTTTACACCATTGTTGAATTATTCCAGATCCTCCGTTATGTGCTGCAATAGCTATATGTAATGCAGCATCTCCAAGCACAGCCTCTTGTTCTCTAAACTTTTTCGACCCTTTATCCCATATCGTAACTTTCGACCCTTTATATCCTTTACTTACAGCTTTATTATAATGTGATGTAATTAATTTATATAATCCATTAACCGCACCAGACATCGTCTCTAATGTGTCTTCAGGTAAATTATATCTTTTAACAAGATCTGGTTGTATTTGAGCGTAACCTTGAGAATGATTTCCACCAACCATATTATGTACCCATCCTAAAAATTCTTGTCCGGAAGGACCAATATTAACCATGGCTGATGATGCTTTACTTTCACGCAATATTATTGAAATAATAGTTTTTATAATGTTTATATTTACATTATCATTATGATATAATGAATAAACTGCTAGAGCTAATGATCTAATACCTGTTCTATCATTACCAAAATTTTTCTTTGCCCAACTTTCACCCCATGATGAATCTCTAGCTTGAAATATATGATGACTTACTGCGTCAATCTTTTTTTGATTTGATCGAATTGCATCTAAGCCGGCTTTAATTGCTTCTGCAGCTTCTTTTTCTTTGTCTGTTAATTCTAATAATATGTTTTTAAGTTTAATCATTATATATTATATAAATATTTGGATATGTGAAAAGAATTTCTTATTATAAAGAAAATGATATGAAAAAGCTAAAGTATATATTTATTGGGTTACTTGTTATGATAATTTCAGGTTGCACACTATTAAATTTTAATATTAGAGATAAAAAGTCATCATTAGTATTTCACGGAATGTTTCTGGAAAGACCTAAGCTACCTGAAGTTAAACATATCAAAATACCAGAAAAATTAGAGCAATATATACCTAATAAAGGACAAGTTATATTAGTAGATTATTCAATGCCATCTTCCAAAAAAAGATTATGGGTTCTTCAAGATGGAATAGTAGTTATTAATTGTCGTGTCGGGCATGGCAAAAAATCTGGGAGGAAATATTGTACTAAGTTTAGTAATGAATTTGGAAGTAATATGAGTTCAATAGGAACATTTATTACAGGAGATGAATATATAAATTCTGTTATTGGCAGAGCTATGAGAATTCATGGACTAGAACCTGGAGTTAATGATAAAGTTCATCAGCGTGGAATAAGATTTCATTCATCTAAATATGCATCAGATAATTTCTTTAAAAGAAATGGATATATAGGTAGAAGTTTAGGATGTTTTACTACCGATATTAAATATAATAATCAAATTATTGATTTATGTAAAATAGGAACAATGATTTATGTTGTATCTTAAGCTTTATTAATTGGTAAATTATTACTTTTGTTATTTGAAAGAAATGGTTCTAATAATAAATCAAATAATCCTTTTTTCTTTTCTTCTTGTTGTTCTTTTTTCACCCAAACAACTTTTCCTTGATCTATAATTTTATCATATGGATCTGCATATCCTATTCCATCTACTTCATGTAATATAATTGGAACTCCGTCTTTGATAGCTATTACTATTCCTATATGAGTATTGAATGGCATATATTCTACTCGTTTTCCATCTTTTATGCCTTTTTGTCCCGCAACTTTTAATGCTTGTTGATGATAATTACTTTTTGGCCAAAATATTCCAACATGTGACCCTACAGATAAATCAGACGGAGATGGACCTGGGGCATTTGATAATATTCCTTGCATTAACATTTTAATATTCTTTTTTTGATTACCTCCTCCATTGTTAGTAGGAGTAGGATCATTAATTGAATCTTGAAATCTTTTTTCATACATCCTTTTATCATTATCACTCATATATTTCATTGCGTTATATGATTGAACTTTCCCGGTTTTTCTCCACCAGTTACTCCAAGCATCTCCCATACTAGATACGCTGTCATCTACTACATTTACAAATGAAGCACATTGATTTTTCAATTCTGGTGCATTACAGATTCTCATTGATTTAGTAGAATCTACAATATCCGCCCAACCTGTTTTAAATGTTACCATATCTTTTGCATATCCACCTTTAGTGCCTGGTGATGACATAAATTCGTCAGGTGAAACTTGAATTTGTTGGAACCAATTAGGCGTTAAAGCAGAAACATTACTATTAGAATTCATAAATTCTTCACCATAAGATTTCCAAGCTTTTTTGATATAACTATTATTATATGATCCCTCTGGATCTAAATCTATTTGTTTTGCATATTCTGGATATGTATCATTAACCCATTTTCTAAATTTATTTCCTTCATCGTTATTTTTAAATGGTAATAAATTTGAATTATCTATTCTAGAAAAATCAGTTGGGTATGTTTTATTAAGAAGATCAATTGCTTTTTTATTATTAGCCAATGAAAACCATTTTGATCCACCTTTCTTCTGTGTATGCCATACTCCATTTCTTATTTGATAATTATATGACTTATCAAAGTCATCTCGTACTGGACCTAATACTTCTGAAAGTAAATTTTTCAACTTAATCATAATCTTGTTTTTCTGAATATTTTTTATTATATTAATAAATATATAGGTATTTTACTTTATCAATATTTATATAAAGAAAGGAAAATTATGGAAAAAATTAAAAACATAGTAAACTCATCATGGTTTAAAGCAGCTGCTATTGGCGGTATTGGAGTTTTACTATTATTAGATAAAAATATATTTTATTCTGGTATTGCATTTGGAATAGCAGTACGTGAATTTTTATTAGCATTTAAAAAGTAAAAAAGGAATAAGTTATGTCAGAATTACATTTTAAAAATCAAATAAATGACAATTTAACTGATGCATATGAAATCATTAGAAGTGTCGGCCGAGGAATTGAAAGCGGTAAAATTGATCCAAAATCAGCAATGATGAATTTAGCTGAATCATTAAGAAAACTCGAATCAGTTAAAGATTATATAGACAAATCAAAATAAGTAATGAATAAAACATTTGTATATACTGTACTACTGATTGCATTATCGTTAGCTGGTAGTGCCGCATATTACAGTGTATTTGGAATTAGTAAATTATTTTCAGCACAAGCTATAGCGGTTGCTATTATGGCTGGTACATTAGAAGCAGCTAAATTAATAACCGCTACATATTTACATCGATTTTGGAAAAAAATAAATTTCTTATTAAAATTATATCTAACTAGTGCTGTTGTAATATTAATGTTTATAACTTCATTAGGTATATATGGATTTTTAACAGCTGCATATCAGGAAACAGCGAATGAATTATCTTTTATGGATAAAGAGATAACTGTCATTGAAATGAAAAAAACTAGATTTCAAGAGCAATTGGATGGTTATACAATTGAAAAGAATCAATTAGCTAATTCAATATCTGAGTTAACTAAGGGATTATCTAATAATAAAATACAATATCGAGATAAGGAAACAAATCAAATAATTACTACTACATCTTCATCAACAAGAAAAGTATTAACTGCTCAACTTAATGATATGAAAGACCAAAGAAATGCAGTCTCAATTAAAATGGAATCTTTAACTGATTCTATTACATCATTAGATTTGCAAGTTTTAGATATTGAATCGAATTCAACTGTGGCTAATGAAATAGGACCATTAAAATATGTTTCTGAATTATTAGATCGTCCTACAAATGAAGTAGTGAATTGGTTTATATTAATTTTTATTTTTGTTTTTGACCCTTTAGCAATAGTCTTATTAATTGCATCAAATAAAGCATTTGATATATTAAAAGAAAATATAAAAGAAAATATATATGGCGAAAAGGTTACTACTAATAGTGATTGGGATGAAGCAGAAAAACGAATGAATATAATTGGACAAAATGGTAATGATGGTATTCATTATGAAGAAGAAAAGAACCCGCCTACAAATACCGGGACAATAGTAAAATCATAAATTCAAATTAAATGAAAAAATCAATTAAAAAAAGTAAAACAACAAAAACGTTAGAGTGTAGATATAATAACTGCACTAATATAGAAACAGTAGCTGACACATCAATATCAGTTATATGTGCTCCTTGCACTTTTAAGATATCTGAAGGTCTTTTGGAATATTCAAAATAATTCATTATAATATAAATAAAAAATATGTTAGAAGCAGAAGAAATTAAATCCAATTGGGAACATTACAGAAGAAAAGTTAATGAGTTATTTCCTACTAGAGCAGATCAATTAAATAAAATGTATGATGACTATGAAGACAGAATCGTAATGATGCCTGCTTCTTCAGTTGCACATTATCACAACGCATTTGCAGGAGGTTATGTAGATCACGTACTTCGTGTTATGAAATGTACTCAAAAATTATATGATGCTTGGGATGATATGGGTTCAGATATGTCTGGATATACAAAAGAAGAAATGTTATTTGCAGCAATGCATCATGATTTAGGTAAATGTGGGTTTCCAGGCAATGGAAGAGAAGTATATCAAGTTGAAACATCTGATTGGCATAGAAAAAATATGGGAAGAATGTATAAACATAACGAAAATATTCCTTTTACAATGGTACCAGATTTATCTATTTATTTGTTACAAAAATATGATATAAAAATGTCTTGGAATGAATATCAAGCTATTAAGATACATGATGGTATATATGATGATGCTAATAAACCTTATTTTATTGCTAGGTCAGCACAAGCTAAATTAAAAACAAATTTACCTTTAATATTACATCATGCAGATCATATGGCATCTCAAATAGAATATGAAAGATGGAGAAGTAATAAAAACAATTCTCCAAAGCCAGTTTCACAAAAAGCAAAAGCTACTAAAAAAACTGCTATTAAAAATTTAGCTGAACAAAATCCAGAAATAAAAAATGATATAGCAGATATATTTAAAACCTTTGGAGACTCATGATATCTATAATTGTAATATTAATATTATCTGGAGCATGTACTTACTTTATATATAGAGCATATACTATAGCCGGAGTATTAGCAGATACAGAAGATTATATAATTGAATTAGAAAATATGAATGAATATATGTATAATCAAATAAAAAATTCATATAATGAAATGAAGAAAATTGATTATAGAGGATCATTTGAATCAGATGATGAAGCAGGCAGTACATTTAATATATTAAAAGAAGTAATTGATAATTTAGAAAAAGAATTTAATGGGCCGAAAGAAAAAGAAGTCAAATAGATATTGGACAGGAATAACTGAATGTTCTATATCCTCGTATAATAGATTAGAGAAATTAGATTTTCAAGTTAGAAAAGAAAAAGTTTATAGAAGATTTATATTTCCAGCTTTTATGAAATTAGCTGAAAATTTAATCAATAAAATGAAATGTGAATATATTGATTCATCATTCAAAGATTTACAAACTGATTTAGTTACATATTTAACAATTCGATTAGATAAGTTCAATCCTAATGCAGGAAAAGCTTACTCATATTATACTAGAACAGCATTTAATTATTTGATAGCAGAAAATCAAAAAGGATATTCTACATTAAAAAAGACCGCTGAACCAGTTAATATAGACGATCAAAGAAATGTTATAACAGAAATGCACAACACGGAAATGCAAGAGACATTAAGATACTTTATGGATGCATATGTTGAATACTGTTATAATAACATTAATTTTATATTTACTAATCGATCTGATATACATGTTGCCGATTCGATATTACATATTTTTCAAGAAAGGGAGAACATAGAACAATTTAATAAAAAAGCGTTATATGTTTTTATCAGAGAACGTACGGGATTAGAAACTAATAATATTACAAAAGTTATAAAAGTTTTAAAACAAATATATACTGAAAAGTTTTTTGAATATGAGCGTAATGAGTACGTGAATTTGCCTTTTTAATATTTATTATTAAAAGGATGCTATATGGACGTAAAAGATGAATTATTTAAAGGAAAGACTTTTTCTGACCTAATGTCCGATGTTTATCATAATTCTAAAAAGAAAGATAGACAAATAAATCAATTAATATCTCAATTACAACCT